CAGAGGGCAAAGGAAGGGAAGAACCAAAACCCCTCTGGGCTACGATGAAACTATAGTACACATGTTGCAAAGTTGCAAGCATTACGCTACTGTGTGAACACAATTTATTAGGCGCATGGTTGTGCCCTTGTCGCAAGGGGTGGGACGTAAACAGGGGAACCTGGGTCGATTGCCACGTCATGTGGCAAGGCGCTGTGATTGAAATAGGGAGTCGGACTGTGGCAACCCGACGGGGGGCACAGACAGGTCTAACTAACTGCGGTTATGTTCCTTGATGTGGTCGTTGAGTTTGTTCTCAACTTTGTCCACCTTCGTTTCAACTCTTCCTACACTTCTATATATATGGGAAAGCATCCCCGCAACTACAGCGTGATCTTCTTTGTTCTCTTTACGGAACTGTGCAATTAAAGCAACCAACACTCCACCTACCGTAGTAACTACAGCAGAGAGTACTAGCGCCCAGCCCCCGTCCATCTCATACGGCTTTCTGTGCATCAACCCATGCCTGCACAGCAGGAGTAGGGTTATCCCCAGTTACCAAACGCAAATGCCATGGTTCTTCTGGAACTACTTCCCAGCTAAATCCAAACGCTGGTGCGTTAGCAAGCATCCACTCAAAACGTTTACCACTTGCCTCGCTGATATCCACAGCAATAGCAAGATTATGTTGAGACGTACCTGGCGCCGCAAGCGACGCTAACTTCTCAGACTTCTTGTACCACTTAACACCATCCCAAGTACGAGTTGAAGCACCAGCAATAGGTTCTTTCTGATAACGCTGCAAGAATGCTGTTGTTTGCATAGCAAGCGTACGGTATGTATCCCCCGCAGACGTAGGCTTAAACGGTTTAATCCCATCAGCTAACGCCTTTGCACGCATCGCATGATATGCATCAGCTGCACGCCAATGAAGCCTACCGTAAGGTTGAATGTCTCGGAGAAGTGAGTCTGGAAGGGCACCAGGTTTTACACCTTTAAGATCCGCAGGCAATACAACCTTAACGATAGGCCAATTCTTTTTCATTACTTCTTCTTAGTTTTAGTACCGAAAGCAGCAGAGATTTCTTCTGATGTAAGTTCACCATCAACTGAAGCAGCAGCAAGTTTCTGTACCACACCAAACAAAGCTGTAAGTCCAGCAACACCAGCAGACTTAACTACATCTACTCCAAGGATTGCACCACCAGTAATAATCGGCAAAGCCGATGCAATAAACAACGAAACAAGTCGTTGTGAAAGGTCCAAAGTTTTAGCAATCATTGAGTTCATTCTGTGTCTTTCTGTGTAAGGGATATTAATGAATGAATTAAAATACCCACACCAGTAAGCAACAGAGCTTGACGCAAAGTTGGACCAGACAAAGTAATTAAAACCATGCCCGTTCCCACCCATGTCCAGGTGTTCTCCATAATGTAGGTTACAATCCGTTTCATTTACGTTTAATACTAGTAGATGGCATTGCTGCGATTAAAGCACCAGCAGCTACAAGGGTTCTACGTGTCTTAACGGGGATGCTCGAGCCTGTAGGCACGTAGTCCTCAAACTGGGAGCCAAAGATATCAATGGTTTTCTCAAACGCCTTCTTGACTTTAGTAGGGGCTTCTTGAATAGCTTCCGTAAACTCTTCTAACTGTTCCTCAGTTAGCTCCTCTACTTCAATCTGCTCAAACAACTGCTCAGCTTGATCCTCCGTAATGGCAGCTAACACCTCAGGACTTGAAGCAATCTCAGTAGCTTGATCTGAGGTAATCTCTGCAGCCAACACCTGGGTAATAGCAGCAACGATCTGCTCAGGTTCAGCCTCAATAAGAGTATCCAAGATCTCCTCTATTTGCTCGTCAGTAACTGGCTCATCAACTGGGATATCAGGTAAGGTAGTAGATGATGAATACGGTTCTTCTACTTCTGTTGTATCTGGTGTATATTCCTCTGGCGATTCTGTTGTTGTTGGGGCATCTGTTTCGTCAGGAGCAATCTCTTCAACGGAAGTATCTTCAGGATAAGTCTCTTCAGGATAAGTCTCCTCAGGATAAGTCTCCTCAGGAGTAGAAGTAGTTGTTTCTAGAGTATCTTCTGACACCTCTTCTTCTTCTTCAGGAAGGGTCGTTACCGTGGGTTCTGGCACTTCTGTTGTCGTTGTCGTTGCCGTGGCTACTGGCAAAAATGTCGTAGTTGTCGTTACAGGGACAGTCGTTTGAACTACAGTAGTAGTACTTGTCGTCGTCGACTCCGTGGATGTTGTAGTTGGGGCCCATGATGTAGTGGTTGTCTCCTGAATTGTAGTAGTTGTAGTACTAGATGTAGTGGTAGACGAGGAGGAAGATGAAGACGAAGATGAAGATGTTGTTGTGGTCTCTGGCAGGGTTGTTGTGGTTATTGTCGATGATGTGGTTGTTATGGTGGGCGTTGTTGTCGTCGGTGAAGTCGTTGTTGTAAACGCAGAGTCGGGGATCATTTCCCAGCCTTGACCGTTGATGTTCCAGGCGAGCATTAGACAGGTTCCGCCACCGTTCTCATACATCCATAGTTCTAAAGGCTGGCTACCTGCCTCAAGTTCCAGTTCACCAGACAAAGTTGCTGAGCAGCCTTGGTCATTCCAAACACCGAACGTGTTGCCGTCAATAGTTATCTCACCGCCGTCATCTGATGCCAACCAAAACTCAATCGTGTTGTGTTCAGGGATGTTTATGTAGCCTGTCATGTGGACCATGAACAGGTCGCCTGTGCAGTTCTCGTACGGTTCACCGTCATAGGAACGGTTGATGTTGTTCTCTGTCTCAGTACCGCAAACAGGGTATTCGGTTGTGGATTGAACTGGTGGTATTTCGTCGATTGTGTAATAGGTGGTTGCTAACCCTGGTGTTGGTTCAGCGTTGGCGGTTTGTGGGAAAACTGCAAACAGGATTGCTGGTAGCGGTATCAGCCACCTAGTTAAATTGCAACCCACATCGTTACTCTATATTTACAAGAACGGTGTTATCTTCTAATGCTTCAATTTCGTGCCATTGATTTGCAACCAAATCTATTGCGTTATCTTCTGGATGTAAAATTATTTCAACATTTTCTTTTCTTACTACACAAGAACCCAATACACACATTGTTAAATGGTTAAATTTATGCTCGTGCTTTGGCAACCCTTCACCTTTGTTAAGCACATATTTACTTACTTGCAAACTTTTATATACAAAAACTCTTTCCGCTTCGGTTATAATTACCATTATATTTATACCTGCTCAATACCTCTAGTTAAAGGTTTCCAAACTTGATCTGTTTCACTCCACCACCAACCGCCTTCGCTTGGCATTGGTGTTGGTGGTTGCCAGTTTTCGTCACTATCAAGAGTCCATGAAGGATATGGTTGCGGCAAAATAAACTTATCTTCTACGGGGTCATATTTGCAACCAGGAAATGCAAAGTGTTTTCGTATCCTTGAATTGTAACTTGTTTGAATCCATTGACCACCAAATAAGTTATGACAAAATTCAGAACCGTTTGCTTCCTCGTTGTCATGAACGGAAATAACTCTTAAAACCGTATTGTTATCATCTATTTCTGCAAAATGTGCCATTAGAAAGTTATAGTTCCTGTTCCCGTGAAAACATAAATACGATAACCACCAGCAGTAGTTACTGTTGGCGAACCAGTAGTTGCTGATGCTAAATCAAAAGAATCTGCATAGCGTAAAATAACCACCCCGCTACCGCCCGCACCTGAACCACCACCACTACCACCACCACGATTGGCTGTTGTGCCAGACCCAGCACCCTGTCCCCCAGGACTGCCTTGATTACTAATTCCTCCGCCTCCGCCAGCGTACGTTATGCTCGACCCAGAAATACTGCTCGTTTGCCCACTACCGCCACTTCCAGCAGTACCCAAACCGCAACCGCCGCCAAACGAATTACTGCCACCGCCAGCCGCACCACCACCGCCACCACCAGATGTGTATTGCACAACACCATCTTCACCAAAACCGCCATTAGTGCCTTGCCCAGCAGTACCCAAACCTCTAGTTCCGCCAACACCGCCACCACCGCTACCACCAGAGACTGCGTATCCGCCACCACCACCGCCAATAGATGTAATTGTTGTTAATCCAGAACCAGCAAAACTAGAATTATTACCACTTGCCGCACCGACAGTTGCTGTATATTGTGTACCTGCACTAATAGTTATTTTTGGTTCTGCTGATGCCCCTCCTCCTGATGTCCCAACACTTGTGCGATACCCACCACCGCCACCTCCAGGGAAACTTGCTGCACCACCACCTGCAACAATAAGGAAATCAACAGACACGGGAGGATTACCACTACTGCCGCCAAGTCGTAAATCATTAGCTTGATTGGTTGTATTTGTTTTGTTAGTACGTGGAGCCAACGCACCACCACTAACAGCTTTACCGCCTAATGTGTTTCTAAGAATCCTAGACATTGCTAGACCTTACGCTATTACGTTAACGTACCCGTGAATTACGATAACGTTTGCAGTAGCAGCAAACGCTTTAACAACCAAAGGCGTAGCGTTACCTTTAAGAATTAAACCAGGAACAATTAAATACAAACCGTTCTCGGCCTTAACTGTGTATTCGATATTGCCATCAGGTGCAGTAGCCTCGCCCCACTCAATCGTCAATTTTACATCTGATGCAGAACTGTTTACCGCATACAACCAAACCTCATGCAAAGTCGCAGCCGTAGATGAACCAGTATGAATCGTTGTACCAGCCGTAGCGGTCTGAACAACCTTAATACCTTTGCCATCAGTTGAACCACTTAGAATAGATTTGCTGAATGTTGCCATGTGTTATCTCCTGTGTTATCCGAATATTAAATTGCTTAAAATAAATTGATCGTTTTGTGTGATACTAGATTCAAGTTTAGAAAATGTTACTGCTGTATCTTGAATCTTTACGGTAGTTACAGCATCAGTAGCGATGTTCGCCGCAACAATAGTCGCCCACGAAGCATCCGTACCATCCGACTTTAACACCGTACCCGAAGCACCTAAAGCAATACGGGCAACCGTAGGACCAGAACCCATCGTCAACAAATCGCCACGAGTAGTCATTGTTGAAGCAAGAGTATTCGCCTCATCAGCGTCACTCGCTGTAAAAACAGGGTAACAAGTAGCGCCAGCAGAATGCGAAACAGCAGTAGTGCCGTCTACACCACGAGTAATAGACGAAAGCGATCCAGTTGATCGTGAACCAACAAGAATTTTTTCTTCTGTTGAAAGACCTGGATCAATAACCATATGAAATGGTCCACCAGCAGTAGTAGGCCAAGCAGTTACCGTACCAGTAAGCGAAGCAGTAGTGTCGCCAGAAGTTATGGAGCTAGTAAGAGTGCACGCTGGTGCTGCACCTGCATAAGATCTCCTAGTTACTGCTGCCATTTATTCTCCTAATCCTGTACTGATCTCATTGTAACAACACAGGTACCTTCAAGGTTCCAAGTTCCATTCGCGCCGTCAACAACTTGGAAATCCAAGTCCTCAACAACTACCGAAAAGGTCTCTGTATTTTCCTGATAGTTTACCACACGAGGACTTGTAA